GGGCCTGTCATAGGCTGAACACCAACGATCTCGTTGGCGATAACAGTTGGCATAACACGTCTAATCACTGGAAGGATAACCTTGTTAAGGGTAGCAATGTTACCACTTTGAGTTGCACCAGCTGTAACTGCCTCTGCGAGATAGTTCTTGGTGTTTTCAAGTGTTGTTTCCATAACTTGCTTTTTTGTTCCAGTTAGACCGTCTGTAAGAGCGGATTTAGTTTCGCTCCAATTTTCCATTAGGTTGTCTGCCATTTTCGGTCTCCTTAACTTATACCGGCTAATTTACGAAGGTTAATAATTTCTGCAGTCTGACCAGCTTCTGCTGACTCTGTAACTGCTTCTTTATTTCCAGTGATCTCTTTTGAAGATTCACTTAGTACCTTCTTTTCTGGTTTTTTAGCATCTTCTTTCAATACAGAAGGTAGATACTTGTTGAATGCACTTTGTAACTTGTCTGTTTTTGTACTTTCAAGTAATGCACCCATGATTTCTTTTTGTTGCTTGTTAAGCGGTGCCATCATCTCTTGCATGACAGCTTTGCGCTCTGCTACGTCTGCTTTGATGCGAGCATCTCTTGCAGATTCTTGTAGCTGAACTTCTTTTTCAGCAACTTTTGCTTCAGATTCACTAAGTTTAACTTGTAGTTCGTCCATTGCTTTGTTTAGTTTTGCAACTTCAGTACCTTCATTGAGGTAGCTGCTCATAAACTCTGCTGCAAATGTTTCGAAAATCTTACGTCCAAAGGTATTTTCTTTGGCTGTTTTGATATCTTCACGTAGTGTTGTAAGTTCATTCTTGATAGTATTTTCAAGAATTCCCTCAATCTTTTCTGCAGATTTAGCAATAAACTCACGTTTTGTTTCGTTAATGACTTCTTTGCCTTCTTTGATCATTTTGACTTTTGCTTCAACTAGTGAGCGTTTGTCTTCATGAAACTCGTTGAGCTCTTTGGTCAGTTGCTCCATAACAAAACCCTCTAGTTGGGCCATGTTAGTTTCTTGCAACTTGCGGTCTTCGCGAAGTTCGTTAATTTCTTTGCGAAGTGTATCCATCACAAATGAATCAAGCACTTTAGCATGCTCTTTCATATGTTTGCGATATGCTACACGATCTTCTGCAACTTTGGCTTTGTCTTCTTTGAACTCTTCGAGTTCTTTAGCAATAACATCACCAATCATTGTATCCATAGCTTCAACAATTTGCGATTTGTCATTTTCATAACGTTGTGCAAATTCTTCTCTAAGTTCAGCTGTGATTGCCTCACGAGCTTCTGTTAGCTGGGTTTCCCAAGCTTCGGATAGTGAAGATCTAACCTCCTCGGAGAGCGCATTTGAGCTTAATAGTTCATCCATTGCATGAGCCATATTAATCTCTCCTATACTTCAGGTTTTTAATAAAATTTGTCACCTCTTCCTGGAGATAACGTTGTGCTCTGTTGTCGTGTCCTGCTGCACTAGCGACATCCATTAGTACATTACCCCGTCTATGATTCATAATTCTTTCATAGATTGGATCGGGATATGCATCCGGAGCACTTGGATTTGCAACTATGTCTACGGTAATAATTTCAAAATCTTTAACTATCCCGTTTTCATTTACATTGCCGCTGCCTCTACTTGACACGCCTAGTTTTACACCACTCTCTAATAGGGTTTTACAAATGTTTCCCATTGGAGTTGGCAATATTTTCAGCTTACCGATACCGTTAGCACCATCAATATCCATCTCAGTAATCATGTGACTCACACGATCAAGATTAATATTTAGGTCATCTGGGTGATCAGCTTCACCTAATACACTGTATCCTTTTTTGATTTTTTCATTGATCGCTTTAACAGCACCATGAATTTCTTCTTTTGTGTAGATACGGTTATTCTGATTGCGTACATCGCCTTCAATAAAGATACCTTTCATATAGAGGCTTTTGCCACCGTTAGCTTCTTCAATAGCTTCGGTGACAATATTAGCCTGACTATAAGTTAAGTGCTCTTTGAGCGAGGTAAACATATTACTTCATTCCTCTGATTGGACTGTCGCTTTTGTTATCTTCGCTCTTAGCTGCTGGCGCTGAGCTTAGATCGCCTGCTTCTTGTGGACCATCAACGCCCATATCTTTAGCGGCTGGAGCAGGTCTACCCTTCTCTTCTCCGCCTGGTGCGCTGTGTGCTTTTGCATCGTTTGGTGCAGATGCATTGCCCGCAACTGGTGATGCTTTGTCGCTGCTATCACTATGTGATACATTAACCGCTGTCATTGTTGCGCCTTCTTCCATAGGCTCTACTGATTCTTCCATTTCTGGTTCTTCATCGTCGCCCATCATATCAGCAAATGCTGCACGTAGTTCTGCAATTGCATCTTCTACGTTGTCCATGGCCTCTTCTGCTTCTGCTTCAGGGCTTTCTTCTTCGCCTTCATCATCAGCTTCTGGTTCCATGTCCATTGCTAGATCCATTTCTGCATCTTCGTCGTCCATGTCCTCATCGTCCATGATTTCTTCTTGCTCGATTTCTTCTTCAGCTGTTTCGATATCATCAAGGAAATCTTCTTCGGCATCGGAAACATCAATTGCTTCTTCTACTTCGTCGTCCTCTGAATCATCGTCAGCTTCATCAAGATCGATAGTTTCGTCAAGATCCTCTTCAGTAATCTCGTCTTCTACTACTTCATCGTCTTCTGTGATACTTGACCAATGTGATTTGGCTTTCTCAACAAAAACGTTGTGTAGGAGATCAGCAGCTTTGTCCTGCTCATCGTTGACGAGATACTCAAGAACCTTTACTAAAGATTCCTTGTGTTCGCTCATATCTTTCTCCTTAAAAAATTACAGGCTTACCAAGATGGTTTACATCTATATTTAGTAACCAAGACGTTTTACTTAATAAAATACCTAAAAAATGGGTATTTTATGACAAAATTGTCATGATAAGTAAAAAAACTTGGAAAAATGTTAGCCTTGAGATGGTGTAGCGTATATTTTTTGTATTCTTTTGGTTCTACTAGCATGTTCGATATTGTGTATTTCACGCTGCTTTCTCAAACGATTTAACTGTTTGAGTGTTAGTCTACTCTTGCGAGTATCTGTTATTTTGCGTTCTGCATACTCATTATCTTCTGCATCATAGTACTCTTTTAAAAATTCCTTATCACGCATTTTCATCTCCTGCAGGTGCATTCTCTGCACCGCTAATAGGGCTACCGCCCTCTAACTCATCTGTTGTAGGTGCATCAACATCTAAGTCTGACACATCTGTGTCTACATCAAAACTTCTAACACCTACATTACCCAGTCCAGGAACAGTTTCTGTGTTGACTGCGGCTTCGCTTTGATTTTCTTCTTCCCACATGCGCTCGTTTTTGAGGATTTCATCTTCAGTCCATCCTAAATACTTTTCAAGTATAAAGCGTCTACTCATGTAAGGAACACCTTCTAGTCCACTGAATACATTAGCACGAGCAGCATGTATTTCAATTTCTTTGTATGTGCTAAAGCTCTGTGGCTCTACAAACTTGAGATTGAACAAGCTACTGTCAATGCTAATCCCTTTGTTTTTCATAAACAATTTGAATTCTTTGTCCAGTGTAGGTGCTAGTGCATTTTGCAATCTCATACAGTATTGATTGAATCTATACTCTTGAATAAATGCTGTGCCTACTCTGCCGTCCACATAGGTTGCAGTTCCATCTTCTGGACCTGTTGGCAAATAGCTGCTGGGCACACGTAATGCTCTCAGCATTTTGTTTGTAAAGTAACGTAGGTCATCAATTTGTCCCAAGTTCTCACCACCCGGTAACACTTCAACTTTGCTACCTCTGCCTTCAGCAGTTTGTGCAAAGAAGTAGTCTTCCATGATGCTCAGTGGATTGTATGCAGCATCCATAATAGTTGTGCCGCCGCCTGTTTTGTTGGGAATACGTTTTTGATGAATTTCATTTTTAACACGCTCAACAAAGCCCATTGCTTTGTTTGGTGGCATATTGCCTACATCTACATAAAATACTCTGCGTTCTGGCGCACGTTGTACTCTGTAGATAATAATACTATCTTCAAGCAGTTCTTTTTGCTTGTAGGTTTTGAAAATTGGATCTAGTATACTACTACCAAAGGGCCAGTTGTTGTCCATACCTTCTGTAAGTCCAAGGTGTACAATGTGGCTAGCATCAACACTGTATTCTTTGATGTTGCCCAAACTGTTGCTCATGTCGCTTGGACCAGCACCGTATGCACCTCTGTCCATGACTTGTCCACGCATCATACTGTTGACTGTGCCATATGTTTGTGCATGTTGTACAGGCTGACTAACAGTTTTCTCCTGCATGTTCAAGTCAATGTTTTTGACAATGTACTGTTCAGGTTGCTTGCCTTTGGCTTCGTTAACAATGGCTTTCATAACATCAGCTGGATTTACATAGTACAGTTCCCAGGTTTCAGGGTCTCTGATGAAAAATTGATCTCCATACTTGATGCTGTTGCGGAACATGCGGAAAATACGCTTGTCCCAGTCTTGCAAGTTACACCATTGTTGCAGTGTTTGTTCTAGAATTTTTGTTTCACTTTCAGTGGCTTGGTCTACATAATCAATTGCAAAAGGTAAACCTGTTTGTTCACTTACTTGTGTACTGAATTCACTGATGATGTCCAGTGCAGCATTGATCTCGCTGTCCATGTCCATTTGGTCATACTGTACATAACGCTCAACACGATTGGGTTGACCACTGTAAACTTCTGGTAGCCAGCTTTGAAAACGGCTAGCACTACTGGGTTTCATGCTTTCGACGTTGTGTCCGCCGTATGCTGTAAAATGTTTTTTCCAACTCATATGAATTCTCTTTATCTAATTATAGTGTATTTATTCGTTTTGTCAACCTGTTAGTTACCATTCATTGCATTGATCAGTTTTACTAACAGTGCTTGAATTCTTGACATATCTATAGATAGAGGATTTTGGGTAGCATCTGTCATAAGATCATCTATCTCTTGTCTTAGTTGTGGACTTACATTGCTTGATAGATCTTTCATACCTGCTAACAATGCATTGATGTTTGTTGGCGCTCTTGCTAACGCTAGAATTTCTTCAGGAACAACACCACTTATTTGTCCTATTAAACTTCCTGTAAACAGTTTATCAGTGATTTGTCTAACATCATTCTGTCCATATTGGAAACTTGGATCCATTTGACGCATGATTGGTCCGAATGCAGTTTCTCCAAAAGTTGTGCCTGCTGCACTCATTAGATTTTTAAATGCTTGACTGTCCAGTGCTGCAAGAAAACTGTCAGCCATAGTGCTTACACTTTCTGATAATTTATTGAGATCTCCACCACCTACTTTGATTGCAAACTCTGTTGTTCTTGCTTTGATTTCAGCAGCGACTTCATCCATTGTGCTACTTAAACCTCTGAGCCCTGAATTTTTTGTAGCATCTCCGATAACATCTTTAACCGACTGTGCGTATGCATCTCCAAAATTTTCTATACTTTGTGTTCTTTGATTGATTGCTAGTACAGTTTCAGCTGTTTGATCTCCAAATGCTGCCATAACTCTCAATGAACTTGCTTGTAATGAACTGGACTCTTTAAGACCCAGTGCAAGTTCTTGAGCGCGAGTTGCCATTTCTTCAGGACTAATACTGGAATCTGTAACAGCACTGGTTGCAAAATCGATTAACTCGCTTGCACCATCTCCTAGCATACCTATTAGTTTGGGAGCAAATGCTCTAGGGTCCATGCCCGTTGCGATGCCG